AGGCGTCACAAAATCGTGATTGTGAAACTTTAGAAGTGATTTACCAAAGTCAGTATCTTGTGGCGATAAATATGGGGCAATTGGATAACATCTTCCACGGTAGTCAAAGCTCCAACAATGAAAGAACTTGTCTACGTCCTTGAATCTTTCTACCGCATTCATTGTCATCCTTGTTCTGCATGACTTTTGGAATGCTTGTGCGTTGATGTTGCAAACCTCTGCAGCTCGTCGCCTGTAATCGTGACGTGCTTCTTTGTTAGTAGCGATGTCAGGAGGTTTCGGTGGAAGAGGTATTTCAACAATGGGTAGGAACTTACCTACTGCAATTCCCCTTTCCATCAGTGTCTCAGCGACACCAACAACAAAGGGGTTCAACGTATAAGCAACCTTCTGAATCTTGTTCAGAAAGGCAACAGGGGTTTCTCCCTGTATAAGTGTCGGGTTTCCCCGCCGCACCATGTCATAACCACGCATCACCTCGTTTAGAAGATATCCACCGTGTTTCCCGTCAGGTGTCCAGTCATTTGGTTCGACCAACATCGGCCAAGCAAGCGGACTGAACAGCTCTGCTTGAGCCATGATTTCGTCCTTACGCTCAATAAATGCAGGAGTCGGGCGTAACTCAATTTTGTGAGATTTCAGACCTTTGTTAGTGGTGTGCTTCATGAAGTAACCACTGACCTCACAAATACAATCAAGCAACCAACCACCAAGTTTGACGCGGTTGATTTGACCCCAGGATTTCCAGTGGTCTACGTCATAACGGTTCATCAGTGTGGTGATGACCTTGACCTTTTGCTGTGTACCGATCGAGCGGTGAAAATAGTTCTCCTTTAATACGTTGAGGAGTCCTGGCACGTTGCGTTCGTAGTGACGCATCATGCATTCATTTTCAATGGCTTGACCGATAGCGCCCGTTACGTTCGTGATCGTCGCGTTGCCAGGCTTGACGCTGAACACACGGTCAAAGGTGACCTTGAGTGCAATAGCAGCCGCAGCCTCAGGCTCTACGTCAGCAAGGAATCGAATGATTTCTTTGAATGCAACGCCTGCATTCCCTTGCCTTATCCGAACGTCAGTGTCTTGTATACGTGCAACCACAAGAGGCAGCAGCTGGTCAATAGACACAACTCCGTAAACAGAAGCGCTCGCATAGTTCTTGTTCTCTAGTTTTTTGGTGTTGTTGTGGAGGAGCTTTAAGCCTTGTCTGATCTGCTCTCTTTCAAGGGCAATTTGCTCGTCGATTTGTGCTGGTGTTGGCAATGAGATTCCGCGTTAGATCCGTGCATTACTTCTTTGTCCAAGTGCAACGGTGATTGTGAAAGGAAAGTCGGGGCGCGGACCCCGACCTTTTCATTAGTGAAATGTAGTCTCAGTAGTACCTGAAACTAGCGCGTCTACCAATTCCGCCACATCCGCGTGTGGATTCCAGCGATAAGACTCGCTGAGAAATGTCGGCGTTCCCGACCGGTAGAGCCTACCAGAGCGACCGTTAGTCGCGCGTAGACCAGGCTTTCTGCCGTTCTATTTGGACGATGTGTTCGAGCATGTGCTCAACCCAATCCCCGTATAGATGTGATTGTCGACGAAAATCGTCTTCAAACTCCAAGCAGGAAGCAAGCGCTTGGACGCAATGAAACGTCACGCTTTCCATGTACTAGTTGTCAAGGTGCAAAAAGGGCAATAGCCCAACCGTTGATAACGTGACTTGATCTTTAGTCAAGTCTTAGATCAATGCCATTGCATCAAATGATGCTTTGTTAGTGATCTTGGCGTAGCGCAGTGTGGTCTCAATGCGTTTGTGTCCCATCAACCCCATCAGGGTTCTCATGGGTGTCCCTGCTTCGGCGTGCCACGTTGCGAAGGAATGCCTCAACGAATGGAAGCAATAACCATCAGGTAACCCGACATAACGCCTGACCTTGCTGAAGGCCCTGATCAGTTGATCTTTCCCCGACCAGTCATCAAACACAGGGACCGACGGAGAGGCCGCTTCCAGACGCTCATGGAGAGGTCTGGCGATGCGTTCGTGGATAGGTACTGCCCTGTAATTACCAGCTTTGGTAACAACATCAGGCAAACCACCGACGTGAATTGTATTCAATGAAAAAGAAACATCACGTGCTTTTAGCTTCAATAACTCACCTTGTCGCATACCTGTATAGGCAGCAACTTCAATGATTTCAGCTAAATCAGTGCGGTCAAAGACATCAACTGATACATGAATCATTTGGTTGACTTCTTCCTTTGAAAAGAAAAAGATACGACCTTCTGATTCTTTACGTCGCTTGAATTTAGGTGGTGGTGAACATAAATCATCAGCCGCACAGTGATTGAGAACTGTGTTAATTGCGCTAATGCAACGATTAATCGTAGGATTAGACATCCCGGTATCTTCAAGATCTACTGCGTACTGATTAACCAGAGCAGATGTAATCTTGGAGCAAGGGAAACTGCGTCCGTGAGCTTCAGTAAAATGACCAGCATTAATGATGTTGGTCCTTCGACTGTTACCGTTGCGCCATGAATCACGAGTATGAAGCGTGTAATCCACAGCCTCACCCCATGTAAATTGTTTAGCCATTGAGTTGGGTAGACAAACGGTTAGCAAGTTTGCGTCCTTCAGCTGTTAAACGAAGGATGCGTAAACGTTTATTTGGTTGGTAAACCTCCTTTGTTATGAGGTTGAGTCCTCGCTTTGGGTTGGTGCGATGCTCACCAGTTAGCCACGTTGTATTGCGCGACATGCTGGCGGCTGATAAGCCGAGGTCTTCTTGCATCCTGTCGGATGTGCAACCGTCTTGACAGGCTGCGACATACAAGAAACAAGCGATGACCTGAGCAGGCATCTCAACATCAAGGACGCGAAGGGTTTCGATCACATCCAACAGACGAGTCATGTCGGTGCGAACGTTGACCTTTAGTGCGTCCATGGCGACCAATGCAAGAACTGCATAAGTCTATACGAACGTTGCCCATGTGTAACGATACACCTGTACCATTCAGCCATAAGTCAAAGAAAGAAACCTCATCAGTGGAAATACAGACATCAAGGCGTCGCAAAGATGAACCTCCTGACGGAGAGGTTAGAAAAGAGAATCATTCTTAAAAGGTGATGGGCTCGCAGAGCGTACGAGACTCAAGCTCGTCAAGCAACTGGCTACCCATTAAATGCATAAGCTCATCTTTGTAGGCATGATTACTCACGTCCTTGATCAATTGTTCAGTCAGCCTCTTCGCTGTCTTGTCGCTCATCGTCGTCGAAATCGTAGTCATCAAGCGGAAGTTGTGAAACGTAATGAATATTTTCAGGGGTGCATATCGTGAACTCGATATCGTCCCGCTCTAGTAGTTGTTTGATTTTGTTCTCTGCAGCATGTGACCTTTGATACACATATTCCTTGACCCTTCCGGTCAGTAAGTGTTCTTCACGGATGATGCAGTTAATATTGCTAGGCAACGACCAACCACCGATTTTGTAGTCCATGATCTCCTCATAGGTATGAGGCATGAACATCTCATCAGGCGCGTCCTTGTATCGTTGCCAGTTATTTGGAAAATACTTTCTACCACTCATCGATTCTGATTACATCTTTTAGGGTTGCTTTACGGTTCTTGGACAACTCAAGCCCAGCCCATGCTGCGTGCTCTAAGTCGGGAGAATAGACATACTCTGTCCAGGTCTCCTTACCGTCTTTGAGTACTACTGCGAACTCACTGAGTCTTTGATTTCCTAACAGTGCCATGTGATTCCCTTGGGCGTGATTGTGATTTCCGACGTGCTGCTCTTGGTTTGGGTAGGTACACATCACGTTTAACAAGTTCTTTGTAACGTGGCGTCCAAGGATGATTAGGAAAGTGATGCAACCAGCAGCCGATTGCATTTTTGATTAACCAATCATCAGTTTTTGGTGGAACCATTGAGCATTGTTAGGCAGAGTGAATAAAGGATTTACGATCAAGTAGATAAATGATGTTTACAAGTTGCTGTTTGGTGATCAGCTTTTTCTTGTAATCTTGGAGGGCTACGAGTTGCAGTTCTCGTATGTGTTCTTGAGTCATTTGTCTTTACCAATTGTTTGAGAGAGAAAAACAACTAAGGGTGAATCCCTCAAATAACCCACCACACAGTTGTCTATGTGGAAGGGTTGTTAGCGGGAATCAACGAGCGTTGACTGAAACAGTTGGCGTTTGTGAATGGTTGGCTTGCATCATGGCTGGATTGCCAAGACAACAAACAGTGACAGCAGAAAGAGCTAGAAGAATGCGAAACATTAACCGAGCTCCACTGGATAAGCCTGTTTTTCTTCGATAGCAATTGGGGCGCTTTCTTTATCGTATTTGTTGATAAGAAACCAATCAAAGTTGATTGCTTGAATACGATGACCAAAACAAAACTCACCAAGCAACGCATTTAAACGTGACTTAGTTGTATTGGTTTGATAGCCAGCGTCTGTAATGATCAGCTTGTTGTGATGATCATTAAGTAAGGCAATCTTGCTACCGTGCAACCGAATCTTACGCATGATCTTTAATCAAGTGGAAAGATAGGGACAAAGTCCCAGGCAAAGGCAAGGGATTCGATCCCAGGCGTCGCGCCGTTGCCCTTGTGATTGTGACTAATAACCAAGCCAATCAAGAACAGTTTTCCCAAGATCCCAGTCGTCGGCTTTGTTTTGACGCCCTAAATAAGCGTTGTATTCAGCAAAGTCTGAACCGTGCTCCTTGAATAACTGATCAATGATGTGTCCTTGTAGTCGGCCCTCAGCGTCTGCATGATGCATTACTGAGTCTTTAAATGAGGTGAACATGAATCAAGTGGAAAGGTGAAGAAGAATTACTCGGCTTCGTCGTCTTGATCTTCGATAAATGTTTTGACAAAGTCATCTCGATTTTCAAACAACGCCTCCGCTGTTTCTTTTTCATCTTCAACATGACATTGAAGAATTAAGGACATGTCAGAAAGAAATCCTTCGATGTCCTCGTTGATCATGTACACGTCAAAGTTGGCAGCTAGTGCCGCCAACATTGGGTTATCATCACTTAGCTCTCCCTTGTCTTGTAAAGATTGGAGAACTGTTTTTGTTGCAGTGGTCATGGTGAAATGCCTGGTGAATGTGAGTTAAAACAGCTGCAATTATTTGTAGTGTCTTTCCCACGACTCGTTTAGGCATTCCTCACTGACTCCCAAAGCAATTAGCCGGGAGGCTGTGAGCTCGGCTTGATTTTTGAACATTGCCAATTGACTACTGCTGTAGTTTTTGATGGCAAAGATGAACTCGACAGAAAGAGCGTGGATAAGCTCGTTTTCTTGAGTGGTCATGATTACAAATCAAGTGGAAAGGTGGGCACAAGGCCCAGGCAAGCGGTCAGGGATCGAACCTGTTCAAGTGGCACCAGCCACGCTTGCAGTGTGCTGTCCGCCCCTAGGCCCTGCTGAGATGCCGCTTGTTCGGTCGCCCTTCGCAGTGGGTGCTAGGTTTGGAGGTATTCAGTTGGCTAGGTTCTGCACAGACCTCAATGCAAGTGCAAAGGTCCGATGCATTGAACATACAGACTGATTTGCGATATGGCAAGGTCATCTAGTGAAATCAGTTGGCAAAGTGTCACACGGCTCAGTGTTTGCAAGGGTTCTCAGCCGATAAATGGGAGGCCCGACAGATCGCAACATATTGAAACATAATGAGGCACGGTATCCACACGATATCGTGCACCATGCGCTCATATCCTAGTGAATTGCGCCAGTTATCACATCTAGCGCGGGGCATACGGGGGTGCGTCCGTCCTCCGCGTTATATAAGGGTTAAAACATTTCTGTCATTTTTTCTTGGACCCAATATCTTGTTCTTTAGGACAATATCTAGGCCGACATCCGACCTCAGTAATAGGATATTTAGCATTAACTATGACATCAACACCACATTCCCTACATTTTAACACCTTAACTGGGTCTAATTCCATTCATCTAACCGATTACGTTGAAGAACAAAAGCACATTCAAGTATTTTATTATCATGATCCAAGGCTTGAATAACGTAAACATCAGGAGCCACGTTAACAAGACCCACAATAAGCATAGAAAACACGTACTCACACATACCAGACACCCGCTGCGGACATGGGAAACTCTTGAGAAATCAGCTCTTTACACTGATCTGCAATGGTTTTATGTTCTAACTGTGTACCATTGGCACATCTAAGCTCACAATAATGAATCCAAGACCTAAGGGTTCCATTCATGTACAAAGTAGTAGGAGTAGACAGTGGAAGAATTTCTCTTGCACATTCTTTTGCTACACCTGCACACAACATTTCATGATAGAGGTGTAAGGACATATCATAGAGTTGATCAGCTTTAAGTTGAAAGTCTTGAACAGTATAAGGATCTAAGTCATCAACACTATTCTGTCTATTCTTTGTATCTTGTCTACGAAGATTAGGAATAACAGGACGTTCATGGACTTGAGCATACCTTTGACTAAACTCTTGAAAACTAAAGGAACGATGTCTAAGGATTTGAGCTGCAATACTACGAGTAGTTTTAATTTCTACGCACATGTTCACCATTTCAAAAGGTGACCAGTGTTTATGTTTAACTAGGTACTTAATCAGACGTGCACTGGTCTCAGTGTTATCTTGATTAGATGGATTAGAGACTCTAGCCATATAAGCTACGAGGTTATCACCATCAGGAGTAGAGTGAATTAGTTTTACTTTTGACATGTACAGTAAACAAAGGGTTGATAAGTAGGTCCATTCAGAGGATCACAAAATCAACCAGTAGTTAGTAAAAGAAAAAGAAGGTTTGGTTGTCTTCCTTTGGGCGGTACTTACAGAATGTCCATTCAGCGGACATTATTAAAGGGGAGATTGTGTCTCCCCCAGGTACAGAAAGAAGAGTCCACCCTTCTCTTCCCCCTGTATAAGTGTCGGGTTTCTCTTAAACCCAGGTGGGGACTGAGTTGTCTACTGTTACGCCTGAAGCTTGTCTTCGTTGGTTTAAGTCCATTCCAAGGACCATATGATTAGCAGCGGCTTGAGGATTATCTTGCCATTCTGCAAGCATTTGATTCCATTCATCTTGCTTACGAGACTTAACTGCTTCGTGAGCAGAGATAGCAAAAGCATCAGTAAAGTACTTCACACCTTGTGCTAAACAGTCGATACGGTCGTCATGTTTGACGGCGCCTTTTTCTCTGCACATGCGACTCATTTGGTAGAACAACATGTACATCAGACGACGTTCTGGAGCTTCATCAGGGTTGGATCTAAAGTCCCATTCAATGACTGATTTGTCTACAACAAGCCGGTGTTGGTTAAGGACAGGTTCAAGGCTATCAATGATTCTGTCTTCTTTACGTACGTTGGCACGGACCTCTTCGACATCAATAAGTTGTTGTGTTTGTTGGAGGTGTTTTTTAAGTAGTTCAGAGAAAATTCCGTCCCCAAAATTTGTTTCCGAAATAAGTTTAGTAACGCCATATTTTTTACAACCTTTTAAAATATCGAGAAGTGTCTTGTCGGAGTATCCGTCTCTATAAGCTCGCATGTTGTGCAAGTACAAGAAACCGTTGCGTTGGGAGATATAAGCTGCTGTCGTTTCATCCGTCCCTCGACCCGACGGATCAACGCTGCAGATTGTTTCGCTGTAAGGATGCCATTCTCCCTGTAACTGCATTGGGCTGTAGAAATAATCTCCAGGTAAACCGACAGTTGGGAGTTCTTTGAGGATATTTTTTGGATCGGAGCACCATACGACCGAGTCGGGTGCGTCAGTAGGGTTGACACTAGTAACGACCAGATCAGAGCATTTAAGAGGGAATTTTTCAGCATCACTGAGTGTTGTGTCTAATTGGAACTGCAACATGAAGTTGCTACGACCCATTGACGCTTCACGTTCAATCAGGTCTTCATCATCAAAACGATCAGGGTCAGTTACATCCCAAGCTTGTGCACCGTTATCGATGTCAGCCTGCAGCTGAGGGGCTAGAAGGCCCTCGTAATTAGCTAGAGACCGTGGGATACGTGCAGGCCAAACAAACGGCCTGTAGTTCCGTTCAGCGAGCTTTCTGTAGACAGTAAATGTTGTTTGGGGTGTACCCAAATACATGATTCGACTGTCTTTTTTAGGAGTAAGGATGGATTCAGCTTCAGTACAAAGTTGTAGAAGTTTCTCCCTCATCATTTCCGTCATTGAGTTACCAGGAACTTCAATGTCGTCGAGAATCATTAAATCGGCGCGGCTTCCGGTTAGCTGACGAGT